GGAACTTTTCAGTTCCAGAAGTGGCTTTATTAAGCCTTCAAAGTTTACACTTTGAACCTGCGATTAATTCCCCATAGTGACTCTTGTTACTGTGAATTAGGAATAGTTGTAGTTCAACTTCTAATGAGGTGAACAATATAATAACTCATCTTATTAACCCTATACGTAGACAATTGTCCAAAGAGACAGTTGGAATTCTGCCAATCTGGAATGTTTGGTACGCGTAGAAGATAATAAGAGACCCTCTATTCCCCTGCCTCATGACTAAGTCATGGCCCGGGGTGTAATAGAGATACTTTTATATATTATACAATCATGAAAACAAAATTTCTTGTAACAAAAAGGTTACTAGAATCTCTTTTCGATGATCGGACAATAGGTAAAAAGTATATTAAGTCGGTTGAAACTATGAGAATTAAGTCCGGTTTACCCTTTACTATTAAGTATATGAAAGCTGTAAAGCTCCATATAACTAGATATATAAGTGGTCAACCATTAAGGACTAATTCTTCATTAGTTTCATTAACAAATGGTTTTCCAACAAAGTTCTTATATTTGAAAGAATTAATAGATTCCGGTGATCCAATTAAGTTAAGACTTGTCTTGACTTTAACTGGATATACCAGATCTATAATTCCTACCAAAGATGAAGAAAAACTTGTTAAACCTACTTTTAATTCAATTTCTGATCCTTATAAAGGAAAAGAAAATTATACAATTCCAACCGAATTCATAAATGGATTCGTTGAAAAGTATAAATTGAATTTTATGCCAAAATGAGATAATTCATTACAATATATAAGTAATAAATCATCACCATTTGGTAAAAGTACATTAACAGGTCCATTTGCACTATTCCATATGGGACACTGAAATCTTAATATGTTAGATCATTTTAAATCTCTTATTGGAGATGGATCTTACAAAATTATGATTGGTGAATTACTTGAAAATGTATTCAAGGATCACCGGTGTTTCCACATTGGAAATAGTTTAAATGGTATTGGAAAGATCGCAATTGTTAAGGATCCAGAGTTAAAACAAAGAGCAATTGCTATGGTAGACTACTATAGTCAATTAGTTCTTCGGCCTATCCATGATGGACTTCTTAATAAATTAAGAAATCTACCACAAGATAGGACATTCACTCAAAATCCTTTCAATAATTGAGGGAAAACGATGGGTAACAGCTTTTGATCGTTAGATCTAAGTTCTGCGACAGATCGTTTCCCGATTTCACTTCAAGAGAAAGTTCTTGCTTCAATCTTAAAAGATGAGGCAAAAGCTGAAACTTGAAGGAAGATCCTTATTGAAAGGGACTATAAACTTCCAAATGGAAATCTAACACGTTATAGTGTTGGACAACCAATGGGAGCTTATAGTTCTTGAACTGCTTTTACTATTTCACACCACTTAGTTGTTCACTTTGCCGCACATTTGTGTGGTATAGAGAACTTTGATAAATATATTTTACTAGGTGACGATATTGTTATAAATAACGATAAAGTTGCCCGTAAATATATTAAAATCATGACTAAGTTAGGTGTGGATATATCTATTAACAAAACTCATGTAAGTAAAAATACTTATGAGTTTGCTAAGAGATGAGTAAAACACAATATAGAGATCACTGGAATTCCTTTAAGAGGTATTTTAAACAATTTAAATAGTTTACCAACTGCGATTAAACAGTTAGTTTACTACTTTTATAGTTGTAATACTCTCTGAAGAGGGAACTCTGTTGAATTAATCTTTAGTATCTTCAAAGATATTAAACTTAGAAATAGATTCATTACTGATTCTAAACTAAGAATATTATCTGAAGATACGATTTTTGTTATAAGACAAACTCTTAAGTTAAATACTTATGAAGAAATAAGAAATTATTTCAATAAGAAATTAACAATCGAGAATGTCTTAATTCCAAATGAAGATCAAATTCACGGTTTTATCCGTGTGATCCTATGTTTAGGTCTAAATAAGGTGGCTGAGAAATCAGGAAATGATTTATCAAAATACTATAAATCTTTCGAAAAGAATTTCCGTAAAGGAGATTTTGATCTTAAGATGTTAGTACGCCATCCCATAGTTCTTGGTATATATAACAAGATCAGCCAAATGAAGAGAACCTTACAAAAGGTTCGTCAAATGGATGAACTTGATCTTATAGATGCCATGACACATATGCGAATCGATGAACCAGATAAACTGGTGCAATCTCTCCGAAATACATCAAGGTCGATAAGTCATATAGACCAACTTTGAAAGAAAGGTTTTAAAAGGTTAGAAATAATCAATGAAGATAACTATGTTAACTTCAATGAATTAGATCTACCTAATAAAAACAATCTAAAACCATGAGAGTCTTATTATATATCTAATTTATCAGAATTATCTGATAAGTTAGATAGCCTAAAAACTCCGGTTACTCAGAATATGTGATTCTAAGTAAGGTACGAAAGTACCGTCTTTGAGACTGAAAAGTCTCAAAGACCCC